ATATCAGGAAGCGGCACTAAGAACCGCCAACATGGAAGCTTACAAGAATGATACAGATATGTTGCTTAATGGAATCCTTGGGCTTACCGGAGAAAGTGGAGAGTGTTCCGACATGATTAAGAAACACCTATATCAGGGACATTCTATCGACAGAGAACATCTTGTGAAAGAGCTAGGAGATATAGCGTGGTATTTGGCTGTTTCTGCAAAGGCATTAGGTTATGATCTGGAATCGGTATTACAAATGAATGTGGATAAGCTCAAGAAAAGATACCCTGAAGGATTTTCTGTAGAGCGAAGCTTGCACCGGAAAGAAGATGATGTGTAGTCCTGGTTCATAAATTGGAGAAGAATATGAAAAGTGGAATTAGATACCTACTTACAGAGGAGCAGATAACAAAGATAGTTGATGCCTCTGTTTCAAAAGCCATTGAGAGCTATCGAACAGAACAGAAGAAGGTGTTTCAGAGGAAGGAAAATGAGAACTCACGGATAACCAAGAGAAAGCTTCAGGCGTACAGGAGAGTTAAGGCATCCCTGAAGGAAACGGAAGAGTTCACAGAAGATGAGAAGGTCGAGCTAAGATGGGCTTTCATAAATGATTTAATGGGTTCCGGATTGGATGTTATCGAAAGAGCTGACAGTAGGATTAAATCCGTTGAGTTCAAGAGAAAGAAAGATTCCTTTGAAATTCAAATCATAGATAAGGCCATGAAGCTTTATAAGCAGGAAACTGATAACTCTACCAATGAAGAAGCTAAGAGAAGGTACAGAGAACTATACGCAATGTATATAGACGAGGAGGAAAGGTCCATAAGGGAAATAGCTGAGATAGAAAACATCAGTGAGAAAATCGTCTATCGTGACCTAGGAATAGCCTGTAAGATTTTATCCGTATATTTATTGGGAATGGGCTAAACAAACGCTGCTTGTGGCTATAGATGAATCACAGGGGCATAAAATTTGAATATAAGAAATTTGTGGGATTGAAATTGGAAAATTCGTATTGTAGTATAGTAAAAGCCAGTTTTGCAAAAAACGGCATCACCGACCATTATCTGAGCCATATCACCCTGACAAATGGCAACAGAAAATCCCCCAAATTACATGGGGGATTTTTTGTATTTATCTTTAGCGGTAATGCCTGAAACAATACGAAAATCGAGAAAGAAGGTTTGGTGTTATGGAAAAGAGAATTGAAGTTATTGAAATGAGAGCCGGAGATATAAAGACAGGATTCGGCAATCCTAGAAAGATTACACAAAAGAAAAAGCAGGAACTTGAGCGAAGCCTTGAGATGCTAGGAGATTTTGGAGTCTTTGTAATTGACCAAGACAATAACATCATCGCCGGGAACCAAAGGCTTGAGATTATCAAAGGCAAGGATCCTGATACCATGCTTTGTTGTAAGAAACTTTTTGGATATACAGAGGGAGAGCTAAAAGCAATCAACATCAAGGATAATACCCATGCCGGTGAGTGGGATATTGATTTGCTTGCAGACTGGACTTCCGACTTGGTTGTAGACCTAGACATTAAAGAGGAGATAAAGGAAGGCGTTGAGGAAAGAAGCATACCGGAGCTAGAGCTTATCCACTATGAAAAATATGATTATGTAATGATAGCCTGCCGGAGCCAACTTGATTACAACGACCTGGTTAGAAAGCTGGGAATTGAAAACAGGAAAGTTGTTATTGCAAAGAGCAGGAAGATAAAGGCAAGAGCGATTTGGTATGAAGATGTTAAGGCCAATATCTTATCTGATGAAGAACTCAAGCAACTTGAGTTTAAGTTTAAGAATAAGGCACAGGAGGAAGCTAAAAATGAATGATAAGGTGATGTTAGTATTTGCTCCACATCCTGATGATGAAGTTCTTGGGTGCGGAGGCGTAATAGCAAAGAGAGCAAAACAGGGCGTGAAAGTTGTTGATTGTATAGTTACACAGGGGAAGGATCATTGGATAAGGAAGAATGAAGCACTTGAAGCCAACCATGAGTTAGGCATCTCTGAAACAATTTTCCTGAATTTTCCTGATTTGCACCTTGATAGGGTGGACCATGCAATATTCACACAAAGTATTTTGGAGGTCATTAAAGCCTACAAACCTTTTGAAGTGTTCCTTCCTCATCCGGGAGATTTACATACAGACCATAAGGCACTTACAGCTAGTGCGATGGTTGCCCTTAGAGCGAAGTACAGAGATTCACCTATTATCGCATATACATACGAGACACTATCGGAAACAGGGATTGATTACCAAAATCCTCAGAATGTATTTAATCCGAATGTGTATGTTGATATTACAAGTAGTATTAAGGACAAAATCAATGCCCTAAGAAAGCATGAATCGCAGATTGAACGGTTTCCGTGTAGCCGCAGTGAGGTTTCAGTAGATGCACTTGCTATTTACAGAGGGAGCCAGGCAGGGATGACTAGGGCAGAAGCATTTTCTTTGATAAGAAGGTATGAAAGATGAAAAAGACAGTTTTTTCAGGGCATCAGCCTAATTTCTTGCCATACATGGGATTCTTTTACAAGGTTGCTAAATCCGATGTATTTGTGCTTGATGATGATGTTCAATTTACTAATAGAAACAATACAAGCATTGACGGAGTTAGAGTCGGGCATAACTCTAACTCCATAAGGGAAGGGGACAGGAGAGGCAAGATAGCCATTCCTGTCTCTTATGATTTTGGGGACAAGATAAATGAAGTAAGAATTAGCTATGATGGAAAATGGAAAGACAAGCTCCTGAAAACCATTAGATGCAACTATGGAAAGCATCCACATTTTGATGAAGGCTATTATCTACTTGAAGGAGCATTGTCCATGAATTATGAAAAGCTATATGAGCTAAACAAACATTTGCTAGACAGGATCATCAAAGGATTCGGATTTCCAACACGGATAGTTGTTGCCAGTGAGAGTGTGCCTACTGAATTGGTAAGCAATGAGAGAAACATTTTCCAGTGCAAAGCACTAGGAGGAGATGTGTACTATTCCGGAGCAGGAGGAAGAGAGTACAACGATGAACAAGCCTATGCAGAAAACGGGATAGAGCTTGTTTACAGTGATTATGTTCCGGTCAAGTATAGGCAGTATCACAAGAAAGATTTTATGGAAAATCTGTCTGTACTTGATTACATTTTTAACTGTGGCTACAAAATACCTGAAGGGTGGTGTGAGGAAAATGGAAGAGGTTAAGCTAGGGATATATGTTCCGAGCTATGGCAGAGCCAAGACTACAACGACATACAAACTCATAGATGATTGCACCTATGTTGTTAGAAAGTCCGAAGAACAGGCGTACAGAGAAGCCGGAGTTCCTAAGATATGGGCTGTTGATGATGATAAGATAGATAATCTTGTGAAGGTTTCTAACTACATCAATGAACATTCACCGGAAGAAATTATTTTCACTATTGACGATGATGTTGATAGCTTCATGTATCGAATGGATAAGAATATCAAGTTAGAGGACAAGGAAGCTATTATCTGCGAGATAGAGAGAATAGCTCAGATTATGTTGGATCTAGGAATTGGGTTCGGGGCAGAGGATGCGGCAATAGCTCCATGGAACTATGTTGCTGAGTTCACATTCAAGGGAACAACAGGAGCAATGCGTTGGTACAACAAGAATGTATATAAGTCAAGATTTGATGAAAAGGTATATCATAATTGCGACATTGATGTGATGCTCCATGAGCTGTTGGTGAACCGGATAATTCTAAGACCTATGTATTTTTGTGTAAATGCCGGTACAGATACAAACGCAGGAGGAAATTCAAGCAAGACCAGGCAGGCTCAAATAGACTGTGTTACCGAGATGAAAAGGAGGTGGGGAAGGCACTTTGACTATAACTTCAAAAACAATAAGCCTAGCATAAAGGTAGAAAGATAAATCATTTGACACCTCGGTAGGGTGTGTTACGCTTCGTACGCTAAAAAAACCAAAGGAGGTGCATTATGGCTTATCCGTTTACCAATACCGGATATAATATGTATGACATGATAAGTATGTTGCAGAAAGGAATCAGGCGATATGACTTTGAAAGAGCAGGGTTTGCCGCATATCAAGTTAGGGACTCCTACAGAAAGGTAATGTGGAACAGACTCCTAGTTATATCAGCAGAGGACTGCTTCGGAGTTATCACAAAAGAAATTGTTGCCCTAAAGAGGAATGATGATGCAAGGCCTTCTGATTTAAACATCAGTAGGGCTGTTGCCTTACTATCAGCTTCCTTCAAAAACAGAGATGCCTGCTACTTTGCTTGCAACTTTGTTTTAGCTTCCAGGAAGAGCAGGGAGATTGAAGTAAAGCATCAAGATGTTGATGCCTTATCTCGAAGAATCAGAATGAGGACTAATCCTGAACATTTCAATGGAAGTTATGATCGGGGAGGATTCATGCAGCTATCAATGTTCGATGAAGAAGAATCAAAACCTACTGTCCTGGAGAATGATGAGTACAAACTCTATGAAAGAGGGCTGTTCATCCAAGAGGCACTAGCTCATAAGGATATGGACTTGATCGGATATTGGATTGACTCTATGAGGTATACAGACAGAGAATTTCTATGGGATGTATTCGATGATTATGCAGAAATGTATTCAGGGTTTCTTTCCAATGAAATTCATGCCCTCAGAGAAGCTGATTGCATTGTTAATGACAAGAAGAAGGATAAGGATGAGATATTCATAAGCAAAGCGGCAATTCTCTTATGCCAGTCTACAGATGAAGATTATCAATCCTTAGAATCCTGCAAGATTGTAAATGCTAGAAACCTCATAGGATGGGAGGGGCATAAAATCAAGCCCATCTCACAATGCAAGCTAGTAGACAATCAGATTCCTGAATGGGTATATGATTGCCATACATTAAAAGGCAAGAAGATGGGAAAGACAGACTGGGATATGACAACTACAGAACAGGAGGCTTTAACACCTTTGAGGAAGTGCTATTTCGATGATGCTAGTTGGCTATACACATACCAACAAGACTTGGAGAATGGAAGCATTACAGAGGAGCAGATGAAACCTATCCTGGAATTTGCCAAAACTCATGAGGTCAATCCAGTCAAGCCATTACCCTATAAAAATAATAATTGACATACCGGATAGTTTTGCTATCGTACGCCCATCTCAATAAACAACAAGAGGTGGGCGGCATGATTAAGAAAACAGACCAAGTGAGAGAAGCACTAAGAGCAGGGGATTTGAAGAAAGCCCTGAAGATTGCAAAAGGATTCAGACTCAATATTACAGCAGATGAGAGGGACAGGATGGCAAGAGCCTATGAGTGTATAGTACATCCTGATTTCTATGAACAAATAGGAACGAACACCCTGAAGGCGATAGCCGAAGGAGAGGAGGTAGTGATTCGCCTATATGGGGCGTAGAGCCGCCCAAACTAAATAGCCAATAAAAATATCATGGAGCCAAATAGGAACGATGCTTGTGCCTGTTATGGCTCCATTTTGGTATATAAGGAAAGGTGGTGAGGCAGTTGTGGCTAAAAAGGACCTAATTCCCGTGAGAAGCAAAGAGGAAGCAAAGGCAAGAGGGAGAAATGGTGGTCTAAAATCCGGAGAGGCAAGAAGGCAAAAAAAGAATATGAGAGAAATGGCAAAATCACTCATGGAAGCATCTGTCTCTAAGCAAATGGGAAATGTTCGAGATACCCTGAAGAGGATGGGGATAGACGAAAATGATATGACCTATCAAGCGGCTGTTGTTGTAAGGATGATTCAGAAAGCAATGGTCGATGGAGATGTAAATGCAGTAAGAGTTCTAGGCGAGCTAACAGGGGAGCTTAATAGATTCGGAGTTATAGATATTGACGAAGAAAATATTATTGATGTGCCTTATCCAACAATCCTTATTCCTGAAAATGGAAGAGATGAACCAAAACCTAATATGCTAGAGCCTCAAGCCGGACCTCAGACAATGTTTATGGCATCATCGGCAGACATAGTGATATATGGAGGTGCGGCAGGTGGAGGAAAGACCTACGCCTTGTTGTTAGAGATGTTGCGGCATAAAGATATAAAGAATTTCGGTGCTGTTATTTTCCGAAAGAATTTCACTCAGATTACTGCGGAAGGAGGATTATGGGATTCAAGCGTAAAGTTATATACGCAGGTTCCTGATGCTGAACAAAGAAAATCTCCAAAGCTTCACTGGAAATTCAAAGGAGGGAAGCTGACATTTGCCCACTTGGACAGAGAAGATGATTTACAAGCCTGGCAGGGAACTGAGATTGCCTACTTGGGATTTGATGAGCTTACTCATTTCTCAAGACACCAATTCCTGTATATGCTTTCAAGAAACCGAAGCACTTGCGGAGTAAAACCTTATGTAAGAGCTACTTGCAATCCGGATTCTGATAGTTGGGTTGCTGATTTTGTTTCATGGTGGATAAATCAAGATACAGGCTATCCCATAAGGGAGAGAAGTGGAGTTGTCCGGTATATGTGTGTTATCAATGATGTTATTTACTGGGGAGACACACCGGAGGACTTAGCCAGTAATCATGGTATAAATCCTGAAGAGTGCAAATCTGTAACATTCATTGCCAGTAAACTTGAGGATAACAAAATCCTGATGAAGTCGGATCCATCATACTTATCCAACCTGAAGGCAATGACAGAGGTGGATATGGAGAGATTGCTATATGGAAACTGGAAGATAAAGGCACAGGCAGGAAGATACTTCAAGAGGACTCAGATTCCTATTGATGGGTATTACGAGAAGATTCCTGATGATGTTATTTATTGGTGCAGAGCATGGGATTTAGCGGCAACCGATGAAGATGAGAATGGAGATGCAGACTACACAGCAGGAGTTCTCATCGGAATAAGGAAAAACAACAGATACATTGTTGCTGATGTTATCAACAAGCAAGTCAAGGCAGGAGATGTGGAAAAACTTATCCGCATGACTGCCATTTCTGATAGAAAGAAATATGGATTCAGTTATAGGGTTAGGATTCCGCAGGATCCAGGTGGTGCAGGAAAGATTGTTGCAAAGCAATATCTCAATGGATTATCGGGATTCGATGTAAAGGCTGAACCTGTTTCCGGAAGCAAGGAACTCAGAGCGACACCATTTGCGGCACAGTGGCAAAACGGATTCGTTGATGTGCTGATTGCGGAATGGAATGAGATGTACTTTAGCCAGTTAGAGTCCTTCCCTGAATCAAAGCATGATGATATGGTCGATGCCTCTTCTGATGCGTTCAATGAACTTACAGAATGTAGATTCGATATAGATTCTCTACTATAGGGAGAATAAATAAAGCAACCACTAAGCCTGGACCACAGGCTTTTTTGTTTGCGGAAAGGGGAAAAGTTAGTGGAAAAAAAACAAATAGAATTACTCAATAGAATCAATCAAGCCTGTCGAGGGGCAAAGATATTAGATTCTCTTCAAGGTTCATTCCGTGGGGATGGATATACCAATCTCCTGAACAAGTACGGAACAGCACAGGACAATGGCACAAGCTATAGCTATGACCAAGAGAAATATGTGAATGATTCCGAGCTAATCAATCTTTATGAAGGGAACGGACTGTTTGCCAAGATTATAGACAGGCCTTCAGATGAATCAGTAAAACATGGATTAGACATTGACTACGGAGATGAGAGCATATCCGAGTATGTGGAGGAAAGGCTTGACGATCTGGACTTTGAAGATAAGTTCTCTACTGCTGAGAAATGGGCAAGGCTATATGGAGGCTCAATCATTGTTATGTTGTGTAATGATGGTGGAGGATTGGAGGAACCTCTTGATTGGGACAAAGTAACTTCCATTGATGAACTTGTTGTTTTTGAGAGAGCTGTCGTGACGGAGGATTATTCCGGAATCTATAGATATGGGATTGAAGAAACCATTGATGATGAAGTTCCGATCGGACAGCCAATATACTACCATGTAAATTCTGTCCATGGTTATTTTACTGTTCACTATACCAGGTGTTTACTATTCAGGAATGGAAGATTACCTGAACAGACAACAAGCTCCCTTTATAGGCACTGGGGTATGCCTGAGTATGTGAAAATCAGAGAGGCACTTAGGGAATGTGTTACTGCCCATTCCAATGGAACAAAACTATTGGAAAGGTCGGTACAGGCCATTTACAAAATGCAGAACCTTGCATCCTTGTTAAGCTCTGAGAGCGGAGAGGACAAGGTATTGCAAAGGCTTCAGGTTATTGATATGGCACGAGGAATCCTAAACTCTATAGCGATAGATGCCAATGGAGAGGATTACGATTTCAAGACTTTGCCAATGTCCGGAGTAAAGGATGTTATTGATACCACTTGCAATATGCTTTCTGCTGTTACCAACATTCCTCAAACCATTTTGTTTGGTCGTTCTCCTGCCGGAATGAACTCTACCGGAGACAGCGATCTGGAAAATTACTACAACATGGTAGAAAACATTCAAAAGCAGAACATGAAGAAGAATATAAGAACATTGATTAACTTGATTTTGAAACAGGGATTCCTTGAAGGTGATATTCAGGATATTCCTAAGTTCAAAGTCAAGTTTTCTGCTTTATGGTCCCTATCTGATACAGAGCAAGCAGATATTGCACAGAAGAAGGCACAGACAGAACAAATCAAGGCTCAAACAGCACAGGCCTATATTGATGCAGGAGTTTTGGATGTTTCAGAAGTGCGGAGGTCACTTGCTACCGAGGGAGAGTTCGAGATTGAGGAGGTTATTACGGAAGATGATATTGAACTTCCTGAAGATACCTTTTCTCCAATCGAAGAGGAGGGAAATACTGATGATACAGAACTAGAGGTTAAGGCTGAGGTTCAGACAGATGGAGATTGCCAAGCGGCGGCAGTGTTGATTATCAAGGATGGAAAGATTCTTTGTGGAAGGCGTACCGGAACAGATATGCTTTGTGGTCCTGGAGGACACATGGAAGATGGTGAGTCCACAGAAGATACAGCAGTTAGAGAAGCCATGGAGGAGTTCAACATTGTTCCCCTAAACATTATCCCTTTAGGGCGTTGCGAAGCTTCCTCAGAAGCATATTGCGATTCTATGGTATATTTCACAGACCAATACACCGGAAAAGAGAAAGCGGATGAGATTGAGATGAGCGATGTTCAGTGGTTATCCATTGGAGAACTGATGCAGGCCAACTTGTTTCCACCTTTCAAAAAATCCTTGGTTCTTCTCACAGATTTATTAGATAATTTATTGACCTATAGGAATGGCTCTGCTACGCTAAACGCACCTGAAACCATTGAAACCTACGATGCCGAAGATGAGGAATGGGAATGTACCAATTCAACAGCATTTGACGGAGGCAAAGGTTCAGGGAACTTTGGGCATAAAGGCATCACTGGTCAAATTGGAGGTTCAAGTTCTTCTCTAGGATGGAGCGAAGATTTCCCAAAAGTTTGTGTTCAGACAAATGGTTCAAAGATGAAGTCTCATCCGGGGTATCAGGAGGCAAAGCATGGAGATTATGATTCTGCTAAAACTCTTGTAAATGATGTTATTAAGCCTGATAGAGTAAAACAACTTGCTGAAGCTTATCCGGATGCGGTTGTTGTACCTGTCAGGTCAAGCGGCAAAGACAGTAATCAAATCCCTGTAGCTTATGCTGATGCAATAAGTAAAGCAGGAATACCGGTTGATAAAGGGATTGTGATTACAGAAAAAGCCAACAGGACAGGATCTAGCGAGCTTAATAGGCTTGTTTCAAAAAATAAGCTTGAAGGTGAGGTTAAAAAAGGGCAGAATTACATCATTGCTGACGATGTTGTTACAAGCGGAGCAAGCATCAATGAATATCGCAAGTACATCGAAAAGAATGGTGGAAAAGTTGTTGCTTCCACAGCATTATGTATGGGGCAACAAGGAAGTAACCAAATCGCACCAAAAACAGAAACACTGGATAAGGCCATAGAAAAGCATGGTAAACCTCTTTTGAAGGAGGTATGTAAATCCATAGGGGTAGGAGAGCTAGAGTCCCTTACAAACTGGCAAGTAAATTACTTGCGAAGCTGTAATGAGGCAACGCTCAAAAAACTAATCAAGGAAGGTGAGGGATAAGATATGAGAGTGATTATTTGTGGAGGTAGAAACTTTCAGGACAAGGAATATTGCTTTGAAAAGCTTAATGAGCTTATTGGACAGCTCGATGATGTTGAGATTGTATCAGGCCATGCTAAGGGAGCAGATACCTTTGGAGAGGAGTATGCCCTGCAAAATTCACTAAAGGTATCAGTATTCAAACCTGACTGGAAAAAATATGGAAGAGCCGCAGGTCCCATCCGGAATAAGGAGATGTATCAATATGCCCTTGGCGATAAGCCAATGGTGATTGCTTTTTGGGACGGAAATAGTAAAGGAACCAAAAGCATGATAGACATAGCTTCAAAGGATGGTGCAAAGGTCCATGTAGTATCAGTTTAAGATAGTCTTGCTTAAAGGCAGTCGAGAAATCGGCTGTCTTTTTTGTTGGAGGAAATTATGGATGAAAAAGTATTGCACAGCCTACTCATGGAAAAGGTCGGTAAGAAGTTCTATGGGCATAAAATCCTAAAGAGCAAGTATATCCCTCAAATTCCACAAGGAGCTGAGAGGGAGTATATCCGGATGGTAAGAGCATATATGGGGCTTCTGAAGAGCGAACTTGAAGCAACCCTTCCTGAACTCAAGGAATCCTACAAGAAGAACAGGGATGAATCAGTAAGGTATGATGCTGATACCGACATTATGCTGAAGGTCACTGAGCTGTTTACCAAGATGAAAAGCGAACTCCTCCAAAAGACTGTTGGATTTGGTCTTAGGAGAAAGCTTGAGAACCTTGCAAAGCTCAATCGAAAGCTCACTGTGAAGGAATGGAAAAAAGCTATCAAAGCAACTTTAGGGATAGACATTTTTGAGGATTACTACATGGGGGAGTTTTTTAAGGAGAACCTTCTGAAGTGGACTATTGATAATGTTGAACTGATTTCCACTATTCCGGATGAAACCTTGGACAAAATGAAAGAGATTGTTTTTGATGGTTATGCCAATGGAAGAACAACTACAAGGATGGTCAAAGATATTCAGAGAGCATACAAGGTTGGATTGAACCATGCAAGGTTAATAGCGAGGGATCAGACTGCAAAACTCAATGGACAAATTCAAAAAGCCCAACAACAGGATGCAGGAATCAATCGTTATATATGGTGTACCAGTGGAGATGAGAGAGTTCGAGAAAGCCACAAGGCCATGAATGGCAAGATGTTCAGTTGGGACATTCCACCAACTAATTCGGACGGAAGAGCCTGCCATCCTGGGGAGGATTTTCAATGCCGATGTATTGGCAGACCGGTGTTTGATAGAGATACACTAAGCTTGCCAGTTGATGAAAGCGTTAATGTGAAAGTAACCAAAAAATATCCGTAAAACATTTGACAAATGTATAGGCTATGTTACCGTACGCCTATCAAAAAACAACCATTTACGGAGGATAAGAAAATGAACGAAGAAAGAAATAAAAAGCTCATCGAAGAACTTGTTGGAGTAATTGTTGACATTGAAGATGATTTTCCTACAGTTGAGAGATTACTCAGAAAAGCAGGAATGACCGAAGAGGAGATTTATAAATACCTCTACAACAAATAATCCTATATGGTTTTTGAATTAAAGAGTCTTGTGAAAGCAAGGCTCTTTTTTGATTCCCAAAGTAAAGGAGGAGGCAAATGTGCAACGGAGAAGGGTACACAGACAGGACAGCAGACATTGCGGTAGCTCATGTAATGAAAGAGGGGAAGAAGAAAAAAGGAGGAAAGCACTATGGAGATAAGAGATGCACCAAAGTTAAGAGAAGTCAAGCGGCTAGACAGCATAAGACTTGATAGAAATGATTCAACATATTTCACAGATGAAGGGTATTTGGTAGACCATCCAATCCTAACATCATGCGGAATATTTGAATATACAAACCCTGATGGCAGTGTGAGAAGGGAATTGCGTTTGCCTGAGTATGTTTTTGATGAGGAATCGCTAAAGACATACAAAGGGAAGCCTATCATCATTACCCATGATGCCGGTGTAGTTGACAAGAGCAATGTGGATAGGGAACAAGTAGGAACAATCCTATCTGAAGGCACTAGGGACGGAGAAGATGTGAGGGCTGAAATCATCATCCATGATACGGATGCCATGAAGAAGAGTGGACTCAAGGAACTATCATTAGGATATAACCTTGTGTTGCTTGAGGAACCCGGTATTTGGAACGGAGAGCATTATGATGCAATTCAAACTCAAATTGTTATCAATCACCTTGCTATTGTCGCATCTGCAAGAGCCGGAGAACAGGCTAGGCTGAATATCGACAGTAGTGAAAAAAACCTATTAAGAGGAGGAAAAAAGATGAAGATGAAGAACACTCGCAGAATTGATGGCGAGTCCTTAACTCCTGAAGAGCTTGAGCAGGCAATCAAGGAGTATAAGGCAAAGAGAGCTGAAGAGGCAGTTGATTCCGAAGAGGAAGTTGTCGAGGATGTAAATTCCGATGATGAGTCTCAGGAGGAAGAGGCTGTTTCTGCTGATGAAGATGATACTCAGGAAGGTAGTACCCCTGAAGATATTGCACAGCTTGTAAAGGACCGCAAGGATCGTAGAGACAATGAGCCGCAGGATGATGATGCTAAGAAGGTTATCGCTGAACAGAATGAGGATATTGATATGCTCTTAGCGGCACTTGAAAAGCTCATTGCTGAGACTAAGGCCAACGCCGATTCTCAGGCAGAGGAAGAGAGCATGGATGAGGAAGAAGAGAATAAGGACAGCTCTGAGGATGAGTCAAAGTCCTTAAACGCTGATTCCGCAGACAAGATTGTTCGCCAAAGATTAGCAATCTGCCGCATCGGAGATAAGCTTAATATGGATGGTCTTGAGAACATGAGCATTAAGCAGGCCAAGAGAGCAATCATCTCTAAGGTGCTTCCTGCAATGAGAGTTGATGGAAAGTCTGAGTCCTACATTGATGCGATGTACGATCTGGCTGTTGGTGAAGTAAAGAACCGGAAGAGCGTTTCCTATCAGAAGAAGCAGATGTTCAATGAGCAGAAAAGAAGAAACGACTCTACCGAGAGCATGGCATCTTCCGCAAGAAAGAAGATGATTGACAGAGAAGGAGGTAATGAATAATGGCAGCTCAAACAAGTTATGGATTCGGCACTGCAAAGGGTGTCCCCGGAGGAAAGTTCGACCTTGCTTTTGACGAGGTTGTTACAAGAGCCAATCAGGAAGATGATGGAAAGATGAAATTCGGCGTGGCGGTTATCGCAGGAACTGTTCCTGGCAAGAATGTAAAGCTTCCTGTTGCAGGAACCACCGATGAAAAGTTCGAGGGTGTTACCATTGCCCTTCCGAACACTGAAGTGGAGATGAACGGAAAGGTTGTTCTGAAGAAGAACGCAACACTCGGAGTAATGAAACACGGAAACATTTGGGGCAGAATCGTAAGTGGTGTAACACCTGTTTACGGAAAGACTGCCTATATTGTTTTAACCGGTGCTGATGCAGGTTCTTTCACAACGGAGTCTGCTAACAACCTCGATGTTGGAGCCAAGTTTGGAAGCGAGTCCGATGAAGGAATTGCTGTGATTGTACTGTAATAGGAGGTAAGAAACGATGAAGATGAAATACAACCCTGAAATGCCATCAAGCGGATATGATAAGGCTGATTACAATGCCTTACAAGGTTCCAACCTTATGCCTGCTTTGAAGAATGATAGAATGTGCCGGTTCGATAGCGTTGACGATGCATCTACTTTCTTTGCAAGAGAGTTAGACTACATCAAGGCTAAGTCTTACGATAAGATTTATCCTGAGTTTTCCGCATTGAACCACTTCCCTATCACTCACGAAGTTCCTGAAGGTGCTGAAACAACCACTTACTACAGCTATGAGAAAACCGGTATTGCACAGATTATCAGTAACTATGCAACCGACCTTCCTAGAGCTGATGTAAAGGGTAAGCCTAGCACTGCTTATGTTAAGTCCGTAGGTTCTTCCTATGGATATTCTGTTCAGGATATGAGAGCGAGCAGAATGGCAGGAAAGTCTCTTGATGTAAGAAGAGCTGAAGCGGCAAGATACACTGTGGATCGTACCATCAACAACATTGCCTTTGCCGGAAGCAAGGAGCATAACCTTGTTGGAGCTTTGTCCACTGACAATAACATTCCGCTTTACACCTTAAAGCAAGTGACAGTTGGTGGAACACAGTACACTGATTTTAAGCACAAGACAGCAATGGAGATTCTTGACGACATTAACGGAATGTTTGCTTATCAGTCCAAAATCACCAATGGAGTAGAGAGAGCAGACACCTTAATGGTTCCAAACAGTGTCTACATTGACCTGTCCACAAGACAGGTTCCAAATACCGGATATACTGTCTTGAAGTTCCTTTTGGAGAACGCTCCATACCTCAAGAATGTTGTTCCTGCTCCTGAGCTTGAGGCAGAGGCAACAGATACCAACCCTTACAAGAAGGGAGTTATGTTCCTCTATACCAATTCTGAGGAGAAGTTAAGCTTAGAGATTCCTATGCCATACTACCAGTACCCACTTCAGAACAGAAACCTTGAGGTTTTGGTTCCATGTGAGGAAAGAGTGGCAGGACTTATCATCTATTATCCGTTCTCTGCATTGATTGCGGCAGGCGTGTAAGAAAGGGGAAAATAATATGAAGATTGAAAACATTTCATCCAAAGTAATTGGCATCGGAAATGTAACTGTACTTCCTGGGGAAACCCAGGTAGTACCTTCCGAATTTGAAAACAGTACAGTCCTTGAGATTTACAAGAGTGTTGGATTTATCAATTTAACCGGAGAGGCAACGGTGCCGGAAGCTCCTGTTGTTGAGGAAGCTCCTGTCGTAGATGAAACAGAGAGTAAGAAGGCTAAGCTGGAACTTCTCAAGACCGCTTCCGATGAAGTAGTTGCTAAAATGGCAAATGAATTAGGAATCAATCCTGCCGATTGTAAGGATCTTGCTGATGTGAGAAAGAAGGTAAAGGAAGCTCTTTCCTAATCAAGGAGGTAAACGGATGAAGGCCTTAGATATATTCCGTATGGTCGCAAAGGAATTTAGCGATATACCGGACAATGACAAAGTAGATGATTCAGGGGCAATCATCCAGTATGGTGTCCAGTCGTTTATTGACTTGTATGCAGACCAAATCAGCAAGAAAAGGTTTGGTACTGCATACGAAAAGGCATTAGCTTATTTGACTGCTCACAAACTGAAAATGAATGGATATGGAGATACCGGAACAGGAACCATTGCAGATTCGCTAAGAGTCGGCTCATACTCTGAAGGAGAAACATCTATTAGCTACACAACCGGACAGCAAACCAATCTACAAACAGATGCAGAGTTCGCCCTCACTGTTTATGGATTGGAGTTCTTAACTCTTAGGAGAAATGCTGTTGTTCCGATTGTATCAGCAGGAGAAGCCCCATGAGTGTAAAGATAAAGGACAAGATAACCAGTGATGGAAAGAAACTTGAAAGGCTCCTGAAGGAACTGGCTGAAAAACAAGTCCGAGTTGGATTCCAACATGGAAAAGCAACTGAGGAAGATGGAACAGACATTTGCGACATTGCCGCATGGAATGAGCTAGGAACAGTTAATATGCCCTCAAGACCATTTTTGAGGATGAGCGTAGATGAAAACGAAGCAAAGATTAAAGCTTTTCTCCGGAGTCAAAAAAAGAATATTTTAAGTGGGGCATCAGGAGAACAAGTCCTCAAGGAAATAGGGATATTTCAGAAAGATTTGGTCCAAGAGAAAATCACCAACGGAAGCTTTGCTCCCAATGCTCCCTCGACAGTAATGGCAAAAGGTTCCTCTAAACCTTTGATTGATACTGGTAGAATGAGGCAATCTGTAAACTATGTAATACAGCAGAAAGGAAGTGGGGACTAATGAACTTCCTAAAGAGGAATTATCGTTTAAGGCGTTTTTTGGAGCCTGAACTTGTTAAAGGGTATTTTTCTATACCTTACGAAGATAAAACGCTCCCTATGGATATACAGACATTGGAGGACGAGGTAGAGACTACTCAAGAGGGAAGAAGGTCTATACAGAGGCTCCGGGTTTTTTGTGACTTTGAAATCCTTGTTGAGGATGAGGAAAAGAAGCAGAAAGCAGACAGAGTATGGTTCCAAGGGAAGTGGTTTGAGTGTCAATCCAGTAGGTTAAGTGAGAATACTCCATTAAGGCACTGGACAGCTAGGTTCGTTCAATGCTTAGATTCCGAACCTGGTCCCGAAGAGGAATAAAAAATGAAAATGGAAGAGATTGAGAGTATCGTCTATGAGATTGTTTCTGATTTTTTCCATGGAGCCACAGTGATATGGGCAGAGCAGGTCAACACAAAGCCTACTCTGCCTTTTGTTACGATTAAAACCGGAAACATAAATAGAACAAGGTTCCCTATCATAGACGAAGAAGGTAGGCGTTTTTATCCATGCAGTACCATTCTTGAAATCAACCTATATACCAAAGGAAAGCCGGTTATGGTTGGAACAAAGGTTACTGGAAATTACGCCAATACATCAGCCAGTGACTTGCAGGATTTTTTCAGTTATCTCGATTCAGAAAACATAGTAGATAAGCTTGCTATGAACGGAATTGATATTTCCCTTGAGGGACCGATAAGAGACTTAACCAATCTGCAAAATGATAGCAAGTTCAGATACCGAGCCATGGCAGAAGCCACCTTGTCTTATGCACAAGAAGCCAATGGAGCCTTCGGTATAGGTGGTTTAGAAATACCCAATCCTTCAGGAGGAGGAACAAGAGAAATGCAAGAAGCTTCCACTGAAGAGATTGTTGGTTTTGAAATTGAAGAGGATAAATAAGGAGGCAAAAAATGAAGAATAATGCACTAGACGACATTATCAAGTGTGATGTTGAAATCTCTAGCCCTGGCTCAAATGATGTGAGCTTTGACAGCATCCTGCTTGTTGTTTCCGCTCCTGCTGTAAAGGGGAAGGAAACAGCTACAGGAGCAACTGCTATTTCTAAAGCGGAGAAGTTGCTTGATTATGGATACACTACAGAAAGTGCGGCATACATTGCGGCAAATGTTGCTTTTTCGCAGAATCCTGCTCCTGAGAAGCTGTATTTCATCGCTAGAGGAAAGGTTGCGGATAAAGAAGCCAATGAGGATATTGCTGTAACACTGGCTAAGGCCAATGCAGAGGTGTCCTTTTACGGATTCCACCTTACGGAGTTCAGAGACAGCAAGGATGTTGAAGCGGCAAAGGTTTGGGCAGAAGCCAATGAGAAGCTGTACGGATTTGAGTATACAGACATTGAGAATTGCCCTGTAAAGACATTCAACTATTATAGAACCTTTGGTTTGTTCTCCGGATTGCAGGATGGACAGGCTGAAGGCCAGTCTGAAGGCCAGTCTACCGCAGAGAATCAGTATGCGGCACTTGCTTGGATGGCTAAATGTTTTGGCTATAATCCGGGAACAGAAACATGGAACATTAAGGAACTTACGGCCATTACACCTTCAAGACTATCCGCAGAACAGAAGAAGTCTCTTCAGGAAAAGAATATCAATGCTTTCCTGAGATATGCAGGATGTAATTGCACTATCGGAGGAATGAGCCTTAATGGAGAATGGATTGATGTTGTGCGATTCAGAGATTGGTTAAAGAATGAAATGCAGATCCGGCTCTTTAATGCCCTGAAGGTCAATAGAAAGGTTCCATTTACTGATAGTGGAATCGGATTGATTGAAGGCGTTATGGAGTCTGTACTGAAGCAGGGACAGGACATTGGTGGAATTGCTCCTACTGAGTACGACAGCGATGATAACCCTGTATTTGGCTATACTGTTACAGTGCCAAAATCTGCAAACCTCACTGAAGCAGAAAAGAAGAGCAGAAAGCTTACTGGATGCAAATGGTCCGCAAAACTTGCAGGAGCCATTCATGCGGTTGAGATTGGTGGAAACCTAACATTCTAAGAAGGAGGATAGAACTATATGAGTAAAGTTACGACTTACAATCCAAAGAAAATCACTTGTGCATTAGGTAGACACATGGTTTCCGGATATGCAGATGATTCCTTTATCACCATTGAACCAGCAGGAGATGGAACTTCCTATGTTATCGGTGCTGATGGAGAAATTGCTCGAAGCATAGATCCGTCAAGTGTGTATACTGTAAAGCTTGCTTTGTTGCAGGCATCTTCAACAAATGGATATTTGCAGAAAATGTACGACAAGGACAAGAAAGATGGAACCGGTACATTCAGTGTCAATATTGCTGACTTGCTCGGTAATGAGAAGTTTACCGGAGCAACAGCATGGGTGACAAAACCTGCTTCCTGGGCAAGAGGAAAAGCACAAGGTAACAGAGAGTGGGAAATTGTTGTTGGAGAAGGACAATTCAAGTAGGAGGAATAGGCTATGGCTTTGAAACAAATGGAGTCCGTTAAAGAGAGCATTGGAGGCAATACCTTTTACATTAAGCCGTTCCCTGCACTTAAAGCGGCTAACTTAACAGGAGAATTGGCATCCGTTCTGTCCCCTATCCTTGGTGCTTTTGCACCATTGATAGGGGATTCTGATTTGCTTGATGTTGATGCAAATGTTGCGGCAGAAGCACTTTCCAATATTCCGTCAATCAGTGGAGATAAGATTGAGAGCTTGGTTAAGAAGCTTTTGCTCGGAGGAAACATTGTCGTTGAATATGAAACCGAAGATGGAGAGAGCCAACAGGAAACACTGGACAAGGATCTAGCAGATGAAATCTTCTGCGGTGATGTTCAGGATTTGTTTATGCTGTGTTTTTATGTTATCCGGCTCAACTTTAATGGTTTTTTCAAGAGGCTAACCACCCTATCTGGGAAAGCCGAACAGGTGGTAGCGAAGAAACAGAGAAAGAGATTGTAAAGTTCGGCAAGTTTGACTACTCACGGTTTAGCGAATTGGAGTTGCGATGTTACATCCTTGTTAAGTCAGGCATTGTCTCTCTGACTGAGCTTAAAGAAAGCTATACACTGGATGAAATGTTGAAATTGTATGCCTTGTATTCTATGCAGATTGATATAGAAAAAGGCAGAGCTGAAGAATTGGAAAGGAGGTCTTAATCGGTGACAATAAGAGATATAGCTATTGCTTTTGGATTCGATGTTGATAAAGCATCACAAAAAGAAGCTGAAAACAGTATAAAAGGCATTAAGAGTTTAGCCACAAAAGTTCTCGGTGGAATAGCAATCGTCTTTTCCATTGCAAAACTCAGTGCTTTTAAAGATGAGTGTGTATCTGCCGCATCCAATGTTCAGGAAATGGAAAACAAGTTCGATGTTGTTTTCGATAGCCTTGCTGAAGGTGTTGACAAATGGGCTGAAGAATTTGCCGATTCCGTAGGAAGAAACAAAAACACTATTAAGACCTACCTAGCTGACCAACAGAATTTGTTGGTCGGTTTTGGTATGACCAGAGAAGAGGGAGCGAAGCTCTCTGAAGAAATGACTTCCCTAGCCTTGGATATTGCTTCCTTTGCCAATCAGGATGAAGATACAGCAGTTGATGCTATGACTAAGGCAGTAATGGGGCAAAGTGAAGCGGCAAGAACACTAGGAGCCGTCCTTAATGATTCTACAAGGGCAGAGACAATGTTAGCCCTTGGTATGCAAGGAAGCTATGAGAAGCTTACACAGCTTGAAAAAATGCAAGTAAACTATAATGCCATCTTGAGGCAATCTCCTGATGCTATAGGTGATTGTGTGCGAAGCCTTGGCTCATACGAGTCCTCGCAAAGGCAGTTAAAAGCTTCTCAGCAAGAATTTAAAGAATTTATCGGAGGACAGCTCATTCCGGTAATGACTTTGTTTGCAAGGATGCAGATAGCACTTGTTAAAGGAGCCACAAAACTTGCAAAGGCCATCTTGACCGACTCTGAAGGAAATAGCCGATTAGCCAAAACATTTGAAAGAGTGCAGGCGGTAGTAAAGCGGCTACAGCCTACAGTTGAGAGGTTCACAAGCTCCATGAAAAGAGGAATCTCCAAAGGTGTTGATATTGCCAAACGGATCATAGATAGATTCGGAGGGATGCAGAACGCCTTGAAGGTTCTTGGTATTGTTGCCGGAGCTTTTCTTCTTGTGATGAATTGGTCCAAAGTTGTTTCAGGAGCAAAGCAGTTTATGTCTGTTATTCAAGGCATTGGAAAGATGTTCTCAATGTCCTCTTTAAAAGTTCTCGGATTAGTCGCTGTTATAGTTATCTTAGCCCTCATAGTTGAAGATTTTATCAACTTTATGATGGGTAATGATTCTGTAATAGGGACTCTTTTTGAGAAAGCAGGAATAAATGCTGATGAGGTTAGAGAGAAAATCTTTAATGCCTTTGAAAAGGTAAAGACCTTCCTGATTACAGCCTTTGAGTTCATCAAGACCAATGCTCTCGGATTTATAGAGAAAATCAAGGAGTTCTTCTCTGTCCATGGAGAAGAAATAAAGACTATCTTTGCAAAGATTTGGAAGACTGTATCAGACGATTTCAATAATGGAATCAAACAGATTGTTACGGTTGCAAAAGCAATCTTTGGTCTGCTTGAGGCGTTTTGGAAAGCTTGGGGAAGTACGATAATTGCATTTTTTGTCAATACATTCAACAACTTGAAGCAGTTATTCAGAGGCTTCATGAAGGCTGTTGAAGGAGTATGTCAACTTATCAAATCCATCATTACCGGAGATTTCAAAGGAGCTTTTGAGGCATTGCTTCAAATTATTTCCGGAATCTTTGAAATGATTATGGCTGTTGTTCAGCAAATGCTCAACCTGATTGTGACCATAATCACGATCGGACTTGGTGTACTAATGTCTATATGGACAGCGATATGGCAAGCGATATGTGATTTCTTTATCGGTATATGGAATGGAATCGTTGCCGTTGTGACCTCAATTTGGGCAGGAATAACAGGGGCAATCACCGGGGCTATAAATTCTATACAGACAGTGATTCAAACGGTCCTTGAGGCTATATTTGCATATTTCAGCACAATATTCACGAACATCTCCACTTTTGTTTCGACTACATTCACGAATATCCTTTCAGGTGTTACCGGAACAGTAGGAAACATCAAGGATTCCATCGTAAATGGCTTTACAGCCGCCGTTGATTACATTAAAGGATTGCCAGGTGAAGCCCTGAAGTGGGGTTCGGATATTATTGACGGAATTGTAAAAGGAATCACCGGTTCTATCGGAAGGGTTCAGGAAGCTGTTAAGGGAGTGGCTGATAAGATTAAGTCCTTCCTGCATTTCTCTGTTCCTGATGAAGGACCATTGACTGACTACGAAACATGGATGCCCGACTTTATGGGAGGTCTTGCAAGTGGAATTGAAAAGAGCCAAGGAAGAGTTATTGACAAGATTAGAGGTCTTGCAGGGGGAATCAAAACTTTGATGAATGGAGCGACTGCTTCTTCCTCTACTGCGGCTAGTAGTCAAGTGAATAATGCGACTTCCAACATGACACAGAATGTAAGCATCAATAACAGCTATTCCGGAGGAACCATGGAAACACAGAGGAATGTTTCGAGAGCTATGAACAAAGCTGCTGTTGACTCTACAACTCAAATGGCAAGAGGTCTTGCCTATGCAAGGGGGTAAGATATGATAAGAAAATTACAACCTGTTTCTGTTTGGGGGATTGAGTTTGATGCTCTGATAGAAGAAACAAAAAGCATGAGTTCCAATATTCCTGAATATCCTGTAGAAGATGGTTTTTCCGTTTCTGATACCATAATCAATGAGCCTATTCAGGTTTCAATGACCTTGTTCCTGAGCAACACGCCGGTAACATGGCTTTATCGGCATGGTTCGTCAAAGGGTAGGGTACAAAGAATCTGCAAGATGATTGAGCAACAATGGTTTCAGAAGAATCTAACTAAAATAGTTACCGCAGATACCACCTATACGAATATGGGAATCACTAGCATAAGCATTAAGAAATCAAAGGACCTTGGGTATTCAAGGGAGATAGCTATTACCGCAAAGAAGGTAAGGGTGACTGAATTGCAGACTGTTAGTGTTCCTGATTATATTCTAAAATCCGGAAGCAGTATGGCTGATGCAGGAAAAGCGACAACTTCCAAAATATCGGCAAAGGCATCCGGAACTGAGGCTGAAGCATCCGTGGAATCTGTAAGTGATTCTTCCGCATCAGGTGGTGGTAAAGCAGGAAACAAAAAAGGTGGAAGTGGGGCTAAGAAGTCCACTTCCATTTTGTATGGTGCGGCAAAAGGAATAGGAATGATTTAAGGAGGGGAGTTAATGTTCTATATTCATGTTCCTGATTTGAATGATAGTATTTCCACCCTCTCCATAGATGGCAGGGAATACAATCTCAGGTTCACTTTTAATGAGAAATACAATTATTGGAGCTTTGGAGTTTACGATTCCAAAAAGAATCCGCTTGTTGCCATGACTAGGATAGTTCCTAACTTCCCATTGCTCCATTACTACACCGATACAGATTTGCCTAATGGTGCATTTGGTTGCATATCGGACAAAGATGAAGTTGGACGAAATGCTTTTAAGGATGCAACAGCAGAATTTGTTTACATACCTTATTCGGAAATGGGGGGATTAGATGCCTAATGGAAATTGGTTGAGGACTTACACTATTAGAGCAGGCCCAAAAGGAGGAACCGGATTTGAAATCGGAAACAAGAACAGTATTAGCGAAGATTGCCTTCATGTTTCTTTTTCCGCTGAAAAGTCTAATGCAGAAAATCCGAATGATGCAAAGCTTCAGATATGGAACCTTTCGGACAGGAATTTAGGAATCTTAGAGTCCAAAGACTGCATTGTGGAACTCAAGGCAGGATATGGGACTAGGAGAAGTCTTATCTTTGTTGGGAATGTGTCCTCTGCAATCACGACTCTTGACAATGCGGATAGGCTTACAGAGCTATCTATTGTTGATGGACTTGTTGAACTCAGAGACACAAACATTTCCGTATCGCTTAATGGAAAAGTTGATTGCAAGTCAGTGTATCAGAAGATTGCAGATGAAATGGGAATTGCCATAAAGTTTGCACCTGACCTAACTTTTGTTGTACTCCCTAATGGCTTTTCCTATGTTGGGAAAGCTAAAGGAGCATTGCAAAAGATGGCTCAGTGTTGTGGACACGCATGGACGATACAGAATCAGGTATTACAAATAACAATGCCCGGAAAACCAATAGAAACTCAAGGCTATTTGCTATCCTCTGAAACAGGTCTTATCAAGATACCGAAAAGAATCACAATCGGATCAGGAGAAGAATCTAAAACAGGATGGGAAGTAGAATATCTGCTTAATGGAGCAATCGGCATCAATGATATTGTTGAGCTGAGAAGCAAAACAGTAAGCGGATATTTTTTGGTTCATAAAGTCACTATTGATGGAGATAACATGAGTGGTGATTGGGTTTGCACAGCACAACTCCTGAAGATTCCTGAAACTAAGTAGGAGGTTCAAATGTTGCAAGAATTTACAAGCGAAATTGAAAAGACAGCAAAATCTGTTGTTAATGAAATCCACACAGCTCTTCCTGGAGAAATAATAAGCTTTGATGGGAGCGTTGCGGCTGTTAAGCCACTTGGGAACTTTGTAACATCGGATGGAGCCGTTCTTGAATATCCTGTAATCACGGAGGCTCCTGTTTGTTTCCCTCAATGCACAAGCGGCAATATCTCAATATGCTTTCCGATAAAAGCAGGGGATAGCTGCTTAATCATCATTTCAGAGGTTGAGCTTGATGCATGGAGAAGTGGAGCTAAAGCTGAAGGCTCTCTGAGGTTTGACCTGACAAGTGGAATTGTTATTCCTGGGCTTCAAAAAGGAATGAACGAAACTGCTAAGAAAGCCATTTCTGAAAATGCGGTTGTTGTTTCCAATGGCTCCACCACTCTAAAGGTAAAAGCAAATGGAGTATTTATTGAAGGAAGCCTTAATGTTACCGGTGATGTAAGGTCCGGAGGAATATCTCTTAAAGGGCATACTCATACTGATAGCGAAGGAGGAAGCACGAGTACAGCTCGCTAATGGCTAAATTATTCATCTATAGCCACAGGGAGCGTTTATTTCTACATTGGCTATAAAATATCCACCTATGGATAGAAAAAGCCGGAAAGGAGGTTTCTGTGGATTTAATGCTCACCAAAGATGGTGACCTATATATTTCCAAAGATGGTGATATAGCCATTGAAGAATCCGTTTCACAAAAAATCAAGATTCGCCTGAAGTGGTTGCTTAATGAGTGGCGGTTCGATAAAGAGGAAGGTCTTGCATTTAAGGAATTACTGTTTATCAAGAATCCAGATATTGACAATTTCGAGATGGCGGTTCGAGAAAAGATATTTGAAGTAGAAGAAGTTGTAGAGGTCAAAGATGTGTCTATCTCCTATTCGAGTAAGGATAGGATAGGCACTATTTTGTTTACGGCTTTAACTGATTTTGAAACCATAAGAGGGGAGGTGGTAATAGATGGCAAAATACGGAGTGACTGATAAAGGGTTCAATGTTAAGCGACTGGACACGATAATGGATGAGGTTCATGCCGATCTGACTGAAGCCTTTGGATTTGACACTAGGCTCACTAAGCCTTCTTTCCTTGATGTTCTCGTCAAGACTTTTTCTTATCAGATTGCAGATTTGTGGGAGACAGCACAGAACAACTACTATGCAAAATATCCCGGAACGGCAACTGGAATCAATCTTGATAATGCAGTGCAGTATGGAGGAATCCGAAGAGCTGAAAATAAAAAGACTAGGTATCGGTTGCATTGTACCGGAGATGATGGTTCAGAGGTTCGAGAGGAAGCCATCGTTGCAACAGATACAATGCCGCAAATTCGTCTTAGAAGTGCAAAGCCATTCACCATTACAAGAGAAGCTTTCAACAAGGTAACTGTAAGGGTTGCTTCATCTCAGATTGGAGTTTATTCCTTGACTATAAACGGAACGCTATATTCCTTTAGGAGTCAGGATGGGATTGATGGAACAATCTTGGATGGTCTTGCTAAGGCCATAAAGGATGATAGTTACAAAGTTGAAGTAAAAGGCACAGAGCTTATCATAGAAGATAAGACTTTGGAACGGAGTAATGAGTTAATCCTGTCAGATAACCTAACTACCGGAAGCGTTACTGTAATAGCTGAATTTGTTACTGAAAGCTATGGAAAGATAACAATTCCTCATGGAGTTGTTAGCAAAATGGTAAATAACATTGCAGGGTTCAATTCTGTAACGAATCTATTAGAACCTATTTATGGGCGGCTGAAGGAAACAGATATTGAGTTAAGACATTCATACATTGCAAAATCCGCTTTAAGGTCAAATACAATGATTGAGTCCATTGTTGGAGAGCTATTGAACAATGTTGAAAATGTTGAAACAGCTTCAGGGTATGAGAACGCTACTAATGAAGTCGATTCCAGAGGGCTTCCACCACACAGCATTGAGCTAGTTGTTGAAGGAGGAGATGAGAACGCTATAGCATCTGCGATTCTCAGAAGAAAAGCAGGAGGAATCCAAACATTCGGAAGTGTAGAGGTTCAGGTATCTGCAAGCTATGGTGATGTTATTCCAATTCGTTTTAATAGGCCCAGTTATCTTTACACATGGATCAAGGTTATTTTGCATGGCAAAAAGGATGAGCTTCCTGCAAAATATCCGTCCCTTGTTATCAATAGCTTAATGGAGGAGTCTAAAAAGTTCGTTGCAGGGCAAAATCTTCTTGTCCAGTTATTCAACGAAGGAATTTATAATGCCGTTCCCGGCATTACCTATGTTGAGATTAAAGTTGCTCATTGTAATTCTGCAGGATTTGTTCCTAGAGAATCTGATTACAAGGCAAAGAACATCATAGTAGATTCAAGGCAAAAAATCTTGATTGATGAAAAGAGAATCGAGGTGGCTTTCAGTGAAGATACTATATAACTGGCTTAATGATTTACCACAACAGTTCCTTGAAAAAGAAAGAATAGAAGCAGTTATAAAGGCTTTCTCCAAACAAATGGAGGAAGTCAATTCTGCTTTTATGGAGCTTGAAACATTAACAGATATTGACAGTGCCACTGGGAAGAATCTTGACATGGTTGGAACCATTGTGCCAGTCAGTAGAACTGAAGCTTATAACATTCTCAGGAAGGCAAAGGAAACCACAATTTCAGATGATTTATACAGGCAAGTCTTGAAGTACAAAATGCTTAGAGATACATCATCCTGCACTTACTACGATATTGTGGAGTCAATTCGTATGCTGTGGAACGCCGGAGATATACATTATTCGGAGAAAAAGGATAGTCCTGCGACTATCTTTATTTCTGTTAATGATTCAGATATTGACGGAGTTGATTCAATGTACGGAAGAGCCACAGCGATAAAGCCTGCCGGAGTGAAAATGGTTTACACTCAAGGATATATAGGATTGATTGATGAGAGCGAAATTGAACAGTTTTGGCTCAGAGCTGTCGATACATACTTGGCTATTGACTTTTTCAGGCACTCGAAGCTTTTTGATGGAACAAAGCTTCTTGATGGATCTAGGTTGATGAGTGAAAATTCTCCGGTCAGCATTGGTGTTTCTATTACTAACTATGGAACATACAAAAAGCTAGAACAGAGTTTTTCCCTGTCCAATGTAATGTATGTGGCAAAGATGCTCACTGCTTTTCAGAATAAGCTTTCCGATTCTATCCGAACAGGATTCTTCGTGAGCTTTCTTGAGACAATGCAAGGAATAGATGTTTCATTGCCTATTGAGATTGTAGAGCCAATCGGAGAGATTGGAGATATGAGCATCACAACATTTAATGTTGGTACTAAATTGCTTGATGGAAGCAAAAAGCTAAATGGAACAAGCATTATGAACTCAATTTATAGAAGGGAGATAGTTGAATGAGTGCAAACAAGAATGTAGTAATCACTTTGGCGGCAAGAAAGAAACTTTTAAGGGCTAGAGCCGGAGATGCCACATTGCCAAAGGTAAGCTCCATGGTTTTTGGAGATGGAGGTGTTACTTCAGATGGAACAGTTATTGCTCCTGCTGAAAATCAAACAGGCCTTAAACACGAATTGATGAGGAAGGCTGTATCAGGACATACATATCCAAATGAAACGACTTGCCGATACACTTGCGAGCTTCTTGAGAATGAGCTTGCAGGAAAGGAAATTTCAGAAATCGGATTAGTTGATACAGATGGAGATGTTCTCTGCATTAAGACCTTCACTCGAAAGGGAAAGGATGATGATGTAAGGCAGACTTACACTATTGATGATGTATTCTAAGAAAGGAGGGGCTAATGAAGGATTATTCAAACAACAAACCTGAGTTTCATGCTTCCATTCAGATAGTTGATACTTCCACTCCTGACAATGGAGATAACATCAGCTTGGCGGATCGGCAGAATCACGATAACACTGTTGTTCTGAAAAAAATGGTTGATGAATTGTCCACCAAAAGCGAAACATTGGAAAGAAAAGCCGAAACGCTTGAGAGCAAAAGCGGAGGGCTAAAATTCCTTGTTTCAGATAATGGGGCATTGACTATTAAATATCCTGATGGAAATGCAGGAGGAAGGGAAAAAGAACTCAAGTTTGAGAACAAAGAAGCCATCGACACAGTAAAGACCAAGACTGAAGAAATTGAGCGAGCCTTGAAGGATGAAGAAACAGTTACCCTTAGAGCAAACTCATGGACCAGTTCATCTCCATTTTCTCAAGTTGTTAGTATCTCAAGAGTTAGACAGACAGCAAGCCTTATCATGGGGAAAGCCTATACAAAGGATAACACCTTGGCAGAGATTCAAGATTGGGATGAAATGGCTTCACTTATTACAAGTGCAGAAGCCCAAAACGGCTCTGTGGTTTTCTATTGTAAAGCCGAAAAGCCAACTATGGATTTCAGAATCAAGTTGAAAGGAGCGTTTTCTTAATGAGTGATATTTTGATTCCGTTAGGTGGAGCAGGGGGAAAGAACCGAGGAGGCGTGGCGATTATAGATGCCAATGCAACTATACAGGATATGTACGGCATGGTAACAGTTCCGCTTCCTGCCGGAAATTATAAAAAATATGTTGCCGATGGTGAGGCATATATGCCTGGATATGGTGATGGAAAAAATGCCGTTTTGGGATTGAATAAGGAATTTATTAAGAAGGCCGCTTTGCACGCCTTCGGAATCGCTTCAATAACAAATTTTAGTGCGACCATGTATGCGCATAAGCAAGTCCGGCTTACATGGGGGCGTCCGAATAAGGGCTTGTGGAGCGGTGTGCATTTTGTCTTTAAATATGACAGTATGCCAACGAGTGTTACGGATGGATTCTATACGCTAGATAGTGCTGATGTGCATTTTGAAACTGGAAGGCTTGAAGAGCGACAGCTATATATCCGGGCATTTAACTATGTTACTACTAATTCCGGTAGGTGGTATGACGATGGGGCAGTTTCCGCTACAATCCGTGTAAGTGGAATTAGTGGAGCGGTATCCTTTGGAGCAGGAGCAGGCACTTGGACAGTACCGGCAAATGTTTATAAAATCCGCTATATACTTGTTGGGCATGGCGGCGATGCAGGAAGAATGTTTTATACAAGCTGTGGAACTGGCGGAGGTGGAGGTGGTTATTTCACTACTGGATATATGAACGTCACTCCGGGGCAAGCCTTGCCTTGGGTTGTTCCTACCCCCACAGGACAGCCCACGGTTTTAAACGGAATTACGGCAAATAGCGGTACTTCTGGAAACCACGCCACTTACGGAAACAGAAATCTGTACGGAGGGGCAGGAGGCTCCGGAGGCGGTGCGCCATACTTCTCACGAGGCTTTTATGGAGCAGGTTGTGGGGGTACTGACGGAGGTGATGGACAAGAATGCTGGTGGTATGATAGAGGAGTAGCAAGGCGGTTTGAGAGCAATGGATATACAAATGTTGGTGGAACAGGACAGCACACAAGCACTAGAGGATTTAATGGTGTTTTATACTCCGGAGGCGGTGGCGGTGGAGGTGCAACTAGTTCATCTGCATCTAATAAAACGTATCCGGATAAGGGAGCAGGTTTAGGAGGTCCAGGCGGTGGCGGAAATTGCACCTCAAATGAAATCACCGGCGAAACAGAGGCCGCCGGTACTGATGGACTTGGTGGAGGCGGAGGTGGAATAGGCACAAACCTCAACTCTTACAACTATGCAAATAGACACCCAAACGGCGTTCCAGGAGGTCGTGGCGGTACAGGCTGTATCTACATCGCTTGGGGTTCTTCCATGAACGATGGAAGCTAGAAACCTTAGAAATCTTAGTAAGAACTGAATACTTGTGCATGAAAGGGATTCCTCACGGAGTTCCTTTTTTAATTTATCTAAAAAAGGAAGGAGAGAAAATGAAGAGGGAGTTTGCGTTGATTTTGCCAAATCCCACAACGGAGGAGCATGAAGGAAAGACAGTTACCATCTTTGAAAATCCTACTGATGCGAACATGGTTGCTAAAGCTATTTATGGCGAAACCGCTTATGCGGTGGAGTCTACCATGTGGGACATTAGGGAGCCTTTCATTTATAGGGACGGAGCTTTCTACAATGTGGAAGAAAAGGCAAAGGAAAATGAAAAAGGCGAGGTGGAATTTGTCCGGATTGAGGAAAAGC